GGCCTGGAACGGATATGTCTTTATGCCAGGTGGTGCTTCTGGTGGTCAGGCACCGATCATTTACGATCAGCAACATAATTTTACCGATATTCGTCTGACCAATATTTTAAATGATTCTATACTTGGTGTAACCGCAGCATTGGCAACCAGAAGATCAATTAATCCTATGGTTCAGGTTCTTTATCGTTCAACCAATCTTAGACAGTTTGATTTTTCTTTCTTTATGGCACCTAAGTCTCGCCGTGAGGCACAGGCTGTCAAGAATATTGCCAAGAAAATGAGAATGTTTGCTGCACCAGAAATTAATGGTGCAACCGTTATCGCACCTGCGGAATTCGAGTTCCAATTCTTCAACAAAGGTCAGATAAATCCTCATATTCCAAAAATCGAAAGATGTGTCGTCACTAAGGTGACCGCAAACTTTGCACCTCAAGGCGACTTTAGTTCTTTCACCGACGGTTACCCTGTATCTTGCTTGCTGACATTTTCAGCAACAGAGGTCAAGATTGTTCACCGTGAGAGAATAAACCAAGGATATTAATAAATGGCGTCTACACCATTACCAAATTCACCACAAAATCTCACAATGCTGGATATGCGTGCCAAGATGGACATGCTTGGTGGTCCAGCCAAGCAATGTCGATTTGCGGTAAGAATACTACCAGCAGGATCGGGTCAAGATGGAAGAGGACATTTTCTAACAAGATTGGGATATGCTAATGTTCTAAATGATATGACATATCTCTGCGAATCTATTAGTTATCCAGGTCGTGGTTTTGATTTCATGGAGGCCAGATATTATGGTCCATCTTTGTTTCTTCCATATAATTCAAAGTATTCAAATGAAATGACCCTAACACTATTGACCCGTGCCGAGGCACTTGAGAGACAGATGTTTGATGACTGGTTGGAGGTTATCAATCCGACAAACACATTTGACTTTAACTATGCGGCAGATTATTATTGTGTAATTCAATTGTATCAATTGAAAGAAGTTCCAGGACTCACGGCAGGTGCACCAACAGCACCAGAGGCATCATATTTGTGGCAGTTGCAGCAAGCATGGCCTATTTCTGTAGGTGAGCAAGCAGTTACCTGGGCCGATAATGATGTTCTTAGATTGCAGGTTACCTTTACATATAGATATTGGAACAGACCAGGAAGAGACCAGATTCCAGGAGGTGGTTACAGACCACTATCATAATTATGGAGTAAATTATGCCTTTACCAGTTGAGACAAATAATAAACCTTTACCTAAGATTGATGTGCCTACTTACAAAGTTAAAGTGCCATCGTCAGGTAAAGAGATTAAAGTTAGACCATTTTCAGTGAAAGAAGAAAAATTGCTATTCATGGCAGTTGAGAGTGGTAAGTTAGAAGACATGGTGGACACCACCAAGCAGGTCATTAATAACTGTATTATCAGTGGTGATTTTAACGTAGACAAGGCACCGTTCTTTGACGTTGACTTTTTGTTTATCTTTCTTCGTGCCAAGTCTATTGGTGAGGCAGTCGAGGTAAACTTGACTTGTAACAATACATTAGACGACGGTAGAAGATGCGGTCATACTTTTCCTACCAATATGGATATTTCAAACCATGAAATAATGTTTAATGATAGGGTTGCCAGTGATATCAAGTTAGATGCTGGTAGTGGTGTGAGAATGAAATATCCCACCTATGCAATCGTCAAGATGTTGGATGATGTGCCTGAAATAGAAAAGAAGACCAAGATAATTATTAATTCTATAGAACACATATACGACAAGAAAGGTGTTTACTCGGCCAAGGACTATTCTTCAAAAGAATTACAAGACTTTGTTGAGGGCCTTACAGAATCAAAATACAAATTGTTAGAAGAATGGGTCGATTCGTTCCCGACTTTTGTGGTTAAACTCGAAGCAGATTGTCCGAAATGTGGATTTCACCATGAAGTGAGGTATTCAGATTTCGCTGATTTTTTTTACTAATAATGGGCCATGATAAACTGGCCAACTATTTCAAGACCAACTTTAGTTTGATGCAGCATCACCACTGGAGTTTGTCAGAAGTAGAGAATATGATGCCATGGGAGCGATATATCTATATTGAGTTGCTACAACAATTCTTGGATGAACTTGAAAAAGAAAAACAACTAAAAGAGCAAGAAAGAAAGGCCGAGATGGCCCGACTTCAAAGACAGGCTCAGGCTCAAATGAGAAAGTAAATGGCATTTAAACTTACCAAGCAAAGTTATAAATCACTACGTCAGATGAGTGTTAGAGAAAGACTGGACGTGGCCCAAGATAAAGAAATGGGTCAGTGGTTGCTTTCTCTACTAACTCCTTCGCAGTTTGTCGAACTTTTCCCTGATTACTATAGAAGAAGTCTGCCTGATATTTCAGGGTTTGTTAAAGCAATGCCATCTTCTATGTCTGCGGCCAAGCAGGCAGCAATGGAAGAACAACTACAGAATACCGCTACTGGTGCCGCCGCCGGTCGTAATATGACCTCGGGTGGATGGAGAAAGAAGTGGCAAGAAGGTATGAGCGGACAGCAAAGGGCCATACCAACAAGAGCAGGTGTTGTTCCTCCGCCACAATTGTCACCAGAACAAAGACAGTCTTTCGATGCACTTAGATCGGCACCTATGACGGTGGACGATCCACGTGCCAAGATGTTTGCCGGTTTATCGGAGCAGCAACTATCACAGGTTGGTATCAGTAGATATAAAGAAGGTGGTAAAGAGTTCTTTAGATATGCAGCACCAACGGTCAGTGAAGAAGATGTTAAGAAAAGTATGTCTAAAACTGATCAAGCAAGATCAATTGAAAGAGTTGCTAATAAATTAGGTATTCCGCCCAATGACCTTGCCGCTGTAATGCATTATGAGTCTGCCGGGTCTATGTCAACTTCTAAGTGGGGTGGCACCGGCGGTAACTACTTGGGATTAATTCAATTTGGTCCTGCTGAAAGAAAGCAATTTGGTGTTTATCCAGGTCAGCCTTTTGATGAACAGGCGGAAGCAGCTGGTAAATTCCTCGAACAAAGAGGACTGAAAAGATGGATGGATAGTCATCCAAATGCCACACAGGAAGAAAAAAGAATAGCATTATACTCTACAATTAATGCTGGTAGACCTGATGAAAGATATTGGACAAGATCGGATAATGGCGGTAGAGATAATGTTATAACACACACTCAAAGAATTTTTAGAGAACACTATGGTCCCGCCTCCGCTTTTATGGGTAGAGAAGGAACTGTAACGGAATCCTATTCACAAAAGTCAATTGAAGTTGCCAGAGAGAAACTTATTCGCCAAATGGAAGAAAGACGAATTGGTTCTCTTGCAGAGTTTACCACCGCACAGTTACCTCAACCAGGTTCTGCCGAAGCAAATGCTATGGTCGGAGATACTAAAAATGCCACGGCAGTTGCAGAGAGAATTAAAAATGAATTTGGCCATCTTAACAATCAACAATGTGTAGCACTTGCAAAAGCATATGTTGGTGCCACGGGATCAGTTACCGATTGGCGCCGAGGTTCAAATGCTCTCGATGGTACACTTAGACCAGGTACACCAATCGCCACATTTATGGACAGAAGCGGCAATCCTTCTACTCTATATGATGCTGGTGGCACTGGTGCTCCAGGCAATCATACCACACATGCTGCCGTATTCATGGATTATGTGAGAGATGGATCGGGTAAAATCACCGGCATCAAAGTTATGGAACAATATGTCGGTTCTGGTGGAGCCAAAGAAAAAGTTTACCCAGTTGGTGGTTTCGGTACAAGCAATGCCGCCAACTATTATTCTATTAATGACACAAGAGGTGCACCTCTTGGTCCGAATAATCCTATGTTGCATACACAGCCTACAGAAACACCTCCTGCAGCCAGAGATGCGGACAAACCACCTGTTCCATCACCAGCAATGCCAGCACCTTCTGTTGAGACACCACAAGTTATGAATAAACCAGGTGCAGCACCACAGGCTGCACCTCAAGCACCTGCGCCAGGAATGCCAGCACCACAGGCTGCACCTCAAGCACCGGCACCGGCCTCACCGGCACCTTCTGTTGAGACACCTAAGGTTCAAAACAAGTCTGCGGGTGTAAAATATAAGTTTGATGAAAAGGCATTCGTTGCAGAAGTCCGTGCTAAAGAGACTGGTGCCTTCTTTGTTTCTGACGAATACATTCTTGGTGAGTTAAGAAAAGGATTTAAAGATACACCAGGTGTCTCGTATAAGAATGGTGTTCTAACTGTAGATGACCCAAAGTCTCCTGCCATTCAGCAAGTATTGAATGATATGAAGGCACATAATTTTGATTCAACAAAGTTTCTAAATCAAATAAAAGAAGAAAAGAAACCCGATGTAAAACCTGTTGAGGCCAAGCCTGTAGAGAAACCTGCTGCACCTCAAGTCACACCAAAACAGGAAAAGGTAACTACATCTGTTCCTTCACCAGCGGCACCAGCACCACAGGTTGGAGCACCTAAGGTTGAAAACAAAGAACCTGCAACCGCAGTTAAGACAAATGCCGAAGGTGGCCAAAACAGAGTAAACACCGAACAGATTGCGGCATATCCAATCGGCGGTCTCAAAGGTGATAATGTGGTCGTTGTTAATAAGCAGCAAGAACCATTATTCACTATGAACACAAATGAATCTGTCACGATGAATCCTAATACCAATACGGCAACCGTGACGCCTAATGGTAAAGAAAGAAACATTGGTGCAACACCAAGAGACACATTTGTTTCAGATATGTTTAGTGATTTCAAGCAGTCAGTTAATGAATTGGCCAGTAGATTTGACCAGAACAAAGGTGTTCCAGAGAGACAGGAAAGACCTGATACCTTTGCACCAGAGGGTGGTGCTTGGTTGAATAATCTCAATAAAGTGACAGAGAAAGAGTTTCATAGTCCATCCGCAAGGCGAGCATTCTATCGTGCGGGTGGTGCCGAGACTGGTGAACCTCATAATGGGTTTCATTTTAGTCAAGGAAATAGATCATAAAAAAGGGGAGCATTTCTGCTCCCCAATCTTCTTAGTCGTTTAGTAGATCACGAAATTCCTGTAGATCCGGATCATCGTCATCTTCGTCCTCAATCACAGGTGCCGCTGCCTTGCGAGCAACTGGCTTAGGATCATGGAAGGGAATATCCTCATCCTCATCAACAACCTTTGTTGCCTTGACCTTAGCGAGATTTCTCTCAAGGACTTCATCGGTATATGTTGACTTGCCAGGTGTCAGACCCAGAACATCATTTAGACGAGCCTTTAGCTGGTCATATGTCTTGAAGTTCTTTGGATCGATAATCTCCTTGAGGGAGTATTCTGTCTTCCAAATCTGCTCCAGTTCGGAGTCATCTTCTGATAACGGACCAGGTGTCAAGAATGTGGATTCATCGTAGTTAGGATAACCGGACTGACGAGTCATCTTCAACTTGAAGTTAGCACCTTCCCATAGGTCAAACGGATTGATCTTCTTTTCAGAATCAAGATCCGGATTCATCATCTTTGTAATCTTATCAAAGATTTTCTTACCATACTTGAATAGGAAGACTTTGCCTTCATTCTGAGGATTCTTAGGATCACTCACGACATAAACATTAGAAACGTAATGAAGTCGGCGCTTTTGGTCACGGGCCTGCTTACGCTCTGGAGAGTTATCATCCGTCGAAGCATTCCATAGAGTAGAATTGTATTCAGAAACAGGATCCTTGACACCCTGACCAAGAGTGGTCAGTGACTTCTCAATATACCACTTACCGGTTGTCTTGCTCTGAAAACCGTGATCCCAATACTGAACCCATGGAAGAGCATCGTCGCCGTCAACGGCAGGACCAGGAAGAAAACGAATAACCGCAAGAGCATTGCCAGCCTTATCTTGTGTAGGCTTCCAATAGTTGTCTGTGGAATCGTCTTTATCGTAGGTGGGCTTATTCATCTCGTCAACCTTCTTGAGAAGGTTAGAAAAGTCTTTGGATTGTTTCTTTAGGTTTGAAAAGTTCATTGTATTTTCCTTGTATTTGCGTTGTATGTTTTCTTATCCACATCATCATAACAATAGTAGTATAATAACAGGGGCCGAAGCCCCTGTCAAGTAAATTATGCAGGAAAGTAATCTGCAATATCTACCTCTTTGGAGAGATCCTCCAAATTCTTTCTAACGACCTGATTACCTTTCTTGATTCTAAATGAATCGTGATCGTACCAAAGCTGATAGATTAGTTCTGATGCTCTGGTGCTTTCGTGTTTATCGATAATGATCGCCATTGCTTTCTTTAGTTCATCTGTAGTCATCTATTTCTCCTTCAAGATGATTTTACTTTAAATTATCTCACAGGAAAAACATCATAAAAATTCTGTTATATTTAGTCACCAATCAATGGCAGGATCATTTAGATCCTCCCATTCCCATTTACCACCACTCCATATTAGGATCGTTTAAATCTTCCCATTCCCATTTACCAATCGGATTTCGTTTTATCTGCTCAACTGCGGAGCATTCAAACTTTTCTTCTTGGCGTGTCTTTTTACCCCATGCCTTGCGAGGGTTCATACACATAACACATTTAGGATCACCACAGTTCAAGGCGTTCTTTTTGTGAAAACGATGTGGTGTTTTTTCATAATCTTTACCAGCCATCTTAGTTGTATTGTCTGGAATCCATTTCTTATATGGTCCCATTACCATATCATAGATGAATAATTGTCGTTCAATATGCCGATGTTTCTGTTGGAATCTTTTCTGTCTTCTTTCTTTATTCAAGAATAATCTCCAAATAGTGTTCCACTTCTTCATTTGGTAGGTAGCTAGTCTTTGTTTCCGTCTCATAGATTTCAATCTGCGAGACATGAGAACCATCATATTTATAGAACACTTCGTATCTTCCGTCAACCCACCCTTTCAATATGTCGGATGCGTTCCCTTCTAGTGTCTTCATTGACCTTCTCCTTCAGTATGGCTTTGAACTTCTCGGCATCATACTTTATGAACGGTCTTAACTTGCGGAGTTTCAAAGCAACTCTTGACCAGATGATATCATCATCGCCAAGGTATTTATCAA